GCAGTGACACGTGAGGGGCAAGGGCCACCCCCGTACCCAGCGTATATATGCATGTACTAATACACAGATCAGGTTTTTCAACTGGTAACCACAAGGTATATATACGTACTATGATACCCCATAGACATACTTACTGTGATATATTTGTCACACTATGCCCTAATGCTACACTAAAATCCTACCACATACAATATTAGGGGTTGACATGTTTTAGCAAATGTGTAAAACTATCATAGTAGACAGTAGACACTCACTTACAGTGATTCATTGGTAGATAAAAAATAATCCTAATCTATTAATCACGTAAATGCAGACACTTTAAGTAAGGAAACACAAATCCTACTACTTAAATGTACATAAATAACAATAATATGTAGAAAGTACTTGACAATGAGTAAAAAATCTGTAAAACTATATACAGACAATATATTAGAAGAGTTTTATAAACATCTTCTTGACGGTAATTTAGATCAACTACACATACCACATAGTGATGTATTCTATGTAAAGGCTGCAGTTGATGCTCACTACGGTAAATCATTTACATTAAAACACGTAGAGGAAGCAATGAGATTAGAAGGTTGGACTGAGCAATCCTATAGTGATCCTAATTACACTAAATCTTAATATGTGCTAAATATAAATAATAGGAATTTTAAAATGACATCACGTGCAAGAAAACCCCGCCGACCTGCTTTGGCTGGAAAGACAATTAGTCGTACACGAACACAACCTAGTGGTAGTCGTACACGAACACAACCTAGTGGTAGTCGTACTGCGTCTAAAAAACTTAGCTCGGTTGGAAGAGCGGGTCAAGGACCACTAAAACGTACTATGTCATTACGAGATATGGCAACTAGGCGTAAAGGAATGAAAGCACGTGCAGCACTACAAAAAGCTATGCTTGCTGGTAGAACTAAACAGACTAGGCCAACTTCGCCACCGCCGAGGCCATCTGGTTCTGGTCAGAAATTGCGACCATCTCGCTTGCCTTCTGGTATGAAAACTATGTATAATCGTACTCGTACTAAATCACGAAATCGGCGGTAGTATTATAGTATGAGTGTAGAATATAGGGGGGAAACTTTTGCAGGTTATAACAAGCCGAAGCGTACCCCTGATCACCCGAAGAAAAGTCATGCCGTACTTGCAAAAGAAGGTAGTAAAATCAAACTCATCAGGTTTGGTGAACAGGGAGCGAAGACCGCAGGTAAACCAAAAGCTGGTGAATCAGATAAAATGAAAAAGAAACGGGCAAGTTTTAAAGCTCGTCATGGAAAAAACATTGCTAAAGGCAAGATGAGCGCAGCTTATTGGGCTAACAAGGCTAAATGGTAAGGAATATAAACCAATGGGAATTTTAACTAAGGCTGCTAGAGCCGCTGCTGCTGCAAAACGGGCTGCTGCTAAAGCAAAGAAGAAAGCTGCTGAAGTAGCTGCACGTAAAAAAGCAGCTAAGGCTAGAGCAGCAGACAAAAAACAACAAGCTGCACTAGATAGTTATGATGATTTTTCATCTGACAGTAGTTATTTTTCTGGTTCAGGTCCAACACCTAAAAAATCTGCACCTAAACGTAATAAAGCTGATGATGCTGCACGTGCAAAGGCAGATAAGGCAGCAGAGGGTCTTAAAGGTAGTGGTGAGTCACTAAGTACTAAGCTTCGTAAAGAAGCTAAGGCTAAAGCTGCAAAAGCTGGCCCTAAGAAAACTGGTACTACACCGGGTAAAAAGAAAGATACACCTAAAAAAGCAGAAACTGCACGTAAAGCTGCTGGTCAACGTAAAAAAGATCGTGATGCTAAGACTGCACAGGCTACTACACAACGTAAAGGCTCTATTGCTAAAAAAGCTACTGTATCTAAAACTGATATTGAGCAAGCTAAAACCAAAAGAAGTTTAGACGCTTATGAAAACAAAGTTAATGATATGCCAGCAGGTAATATTAAAACTATGTTAAAGAAAATGATAAAAGCTAAACGTAAAGAATTTGAAAAAATGCAAGCTGAAGAGGTAGATAAAATAGGTCGTAAAGCTACACAAGCTAAACGTGATAAAAAACCCTTTAAAGGATATACGCCTAAGTCTCCCTTTAATAAAGGCGGTATGCCTATGGTTAAGAAAGATGGTAAGTCTATTCCTGCTTTTGCTGCTGACGGTGTTGGCAAAATGATGAAGGGTGGAATGGCTAAAAAGAAAATGATGAAGGGTGGAATGGCTAAAAATACTACTGCATATATGTATGGTGGTATGGCTAAGAAAAAAGCTAAGAAATAATGTCCAATAAAATTAAATCAGATGCAAAGCGTTTATCAGATAGTCAGTTTAAGGCTATCTATAAACAAACTAAAGCTCAAGCATTAAAAAAAGCTGGACTAAAACCTACTAAGTAATTCAACCTTTTCCGTTGTGTTGATCGTGCATAGCGGGAATGCATTAATAGCTGTAGTTATTTAAACTTGAACATGGTATAACTATCTTATGGTTAAACATAAGGAGACATACCATGTTCAAGAAATTTATTAAAACAATACAACAAGCACAAGAACGTAGAGTAGCATACTGGCAGTTACAACATATGTCAGATAAAGCTCTTAGAGATATAGGAGTAACACGTGGCGAAATCAGGCAAAAAGTCTACCGTTAATGCGGCAGGTAATTATACTAAGCCTAGTATGCGTAAGCGTATTTTTAATTCCGTTAAAGCTGGCAGCAAAGGTGGAAGCCCCGGTCAGTGGTCGGCCCGTAAAGCACAGCTTGTTGCCTCTCGTTACAAGAAAGCTGGGGGAGGATACAAGTAATGAAGGTAGATGCACCCAAAGGCTATCATTGGATGAAGCAAAAAGACGGTAAATTTAAACTAATGAAACATAGTGGTAAGTTTGTATCTCATAAAGGAGCAAGCCTTACCGCTAATTTTCCTGTGCAGAAAAAACATACAGATGCCAAAAAGTAAAGCTCAAAGTCAACAGAGCCTTGACAGGTGGACTAAGCAGGATTGGAGAACTAAGAGTGGCAAGCCCTCTACACAGGGGTCTAAGGCTACTGGCGAAAGATACCTTCCTGCTAAAGCTATTAAATCTCTTAGTGATTCTGAGTATGCTGCTACAACACGTGCCAAACGAAGAGGCAAGGCTGCGGGTAAGCAGTTTGTGGCTCAACCTAAGAAAGTTGCAAAAAAAGTAAAAGCATATAGGGGGAAATAATATGCCAGAGATTGTTATGGAACGTATACTTAAATGGCAAATCATGCCACGTATTATGATGCTTGCTGTCACTGTACTAACATACCAAACGGTACATTGGTTTATGACATTGCCTGACCCATCAGTACAACAATCTGGTTTAGTATCCATTTGTATGGGCGCACTTACAGGTTGTTTTGCTGTATGGCTAGGAAACGAGAAACATAAATGATTGGTCAACTTATAGGTAGCCTCACAGGATTAGCTACCAGTATCATAGATGGTAAGACACAGATAAAATTAACTGAAGCTGAGATTAAAAAGAAACAGCTTACTGGTGAAATTGATTGGGACTTGGAAGCTATGAGAGCTACTGAGAACTCATGGAAAGATGAATGGATTACTTTACTATTTAGTATTCCTCTTATACTTGCATTCTGTGGTGAGTGGGGTAATGCTATAGTTGCACAAGGCTTTGCATCATTAGAGATAATGCCTCAGTGGTATCAGATCGCATTAGGCGGTATTGTAAGTGCCAGCATAGGAATGCGTTCAGTGAGTAAGTTCTTTGGCAAAAAATAATGTAATAAAAATGCCACAGTTAAGTGAAACTGACAGGCTATTTATTGTACTAGAAAAACAGCAAGAGTTAATACGAGAGCAAGCAAAGCTCATAGCGGAGAAAAAAATGACGTTTCAATTATCTAATCGTAGTAAAGGCAGACTAGAGGGAGTAAATCCTCAACTTGTACAAGTAGTAAATGAAGCTATTAAACGTACTAAAATAGACTTTGGTGTTACCTGCGGTATGCGTACCGTAGAAGAACAAGAAAAGTTAGTTGCTAGTGGTGCTTCACAAACCATGAAGAGTAAGCACTTAGAAGGTCGTGCAGTTGATCTGGTAGCTTATATTGGCTCTAACATTACATGGAAACTAAATAAGTATGACGAAATTGCTGACGCTATGGCTGAAGCTGCACGTGATCAAGGCATAGCTATTAAATGGGGCGCAGCTTGGAGTGTAGGTAACATTGCTGAGTGGGACGGTTCTATGGAAGACGCTATGAATAGCTATGTGGATTTACGTAGATCACAAGGTCGTAGACCCTTTATTGATGCCCCTCATTTTGAAATGATGTAAATGTGTATACCTTTGTACTAATAGTTTATCTTGGCATAGACAGAGAACGTATAGAGGACACAATGGTATTCAATACAATTGAACACTGCAATTACTATGCAAAAGAAATAACTAAAAGATACAGCACACACGGCATAGCATCAGAAGACAGAGCTATAGCTTACTGCTTACCTAAATATAAGGAACTAAAATAATGGCTAAACTTACAACAGAAAAAACTAGAGGTGGCGCACAACAGTACACACGTGGCGGTGGTGAAGGTGAAGAAAGTAAAATGAAGATTGCACTAGATGCAAAAACTAAAGGTACTTCTATAGCTAGAGAAATTTTGGCTGCTCAGTTGGACCGAGATTTAAAAAAGAAATTTGTAGAAAAATATGGGATTACTCCTAATAAAGCAGAAGCTATGATGGGTGCTGCTTTTGCGGGTGCGGGTAAATACGGATCAGGTAACTTAGAAAAGTTTTATCAAGATAGAGTAAGCAAAGAACCAAAAGTAAAAAATAAACTAGATAATAAAAAATTAAAAGATTCTATGGCAGATTACCCCGGTAAAGGTAGTGATGAACCTATTACAAAACGTAATAAAAACAAAGGTGGTTTAATTAAAACAGGCGTAAAAGATTATCGTAAAGGTGGGATGTTTTATTAATGGCACGTACACTTACAGAAAAACAACAAGCATTTCTTAATGTACTGTTTGATGGTGCAGGTGGTGATGTAGTACTTGCTAAAAAACTAGCGGGGTATTCAGATACCTACAGTACTAGTGATTTAATCAGAGGCATAAAGGAAGAAGTACTTGAAGCAACTCAAATGTATATGGCAAGGAATGCTCCAAAGGCTGCAATGGCTATTGTTGGTGGTTTATATGACCCCACGGAACTGGGCATTAAAGATAAAGTTGCTTCTGCAAAGGAACTACTGGATCGCACTGGATTGGTTAAAACAGAAAAAATGCAAGTAGAGGCAAAGGGTGGCGTTATGTTAATGCCAGCTAAAAACATAGAAGAAGATGATGACTAGGCCATTAGGCAAATGGAAATTACCACAGCCCACTGATGTAAAAGTTGATAATGAATGGGTTGACATTCCCCGAATTTCACGTACAATACCTTTTGGGTATATAGTTGATCCTGAAGATGATAGGATACTAAAACCTATATCCGATGAACTTAATAAGTTAGTACTTGCTAAAAAGTATTTAAAGCAATACTCGTATAGAGAAGTTGCTAATTGGTTAAGCGCACATACAGGTAGAAGTATCTCCCATGTAGGGTTAATGAAACGGGTAAAGAATGAGCGAAGCAGAAAACAACAAGCTACAAGCCTACGCAGATGGG